TGTTGTTTAATAACTACACCTGATGTGAGACTTGTTCTTGCAGGAACAAAATCTTTAATCATTTTAAATAATGAATTATCAAAGTATTTAATAAGTCTTATATAATCAAATAAATTATATGAGGCAAAATATTTTTGGAAGAAATTGTCACTTAAATTAACTAAATCAGGATAAGTAGTAGCAGAAGATGATACTTGTCTTGGATCACCAATATATTCTCCTATATTAAAATATCCTAAAGAACTAATAATATCATCATTAATCTCATTTTGAGGTGAAAATGCTACCTCTAATAAATTAATATCAGGTGTTTCACTACCTAAAGTAGGATATGTTTGTTCTAAAGAACGATATTGTGATAATACACTTCCTGTAGGATAACTTGAGGATACAATTTGTATTTTATCTGTTACTCTATTTTTGATACCAGCTATAGGTTGATCATAAAAAAATGATTCTATATTAGAAGATGTTATAGCTGATCCAAATATTGAGTAATTAGAATTAGAAGAGAATGAACTAGTAGTTATCCAGGATCCTGTCACTTTAGGATGAATTGATTTCATCGCGTTAAATGAGGCTGTTATTATCTCTAGTTCTGATCCTAGTGGGGCTCTAAATGCTAAATAGTCAGCGTATTTATTTTCTTCTTCAGAGTAATCTATAGAGTGAGGATTCATTACAAAATCCTTAAAAGACTCTACACTTCCTGTTTTAGCCCAATATCTTATTTCTTGAAAAGAGCCTGTATATCCTATAAAGTTTTTGCCTCCAAAATTCAATGGGATATTAGTATATCTGCCAAAATATACATTTCCTGCACTGCCATCCCAAGGAGTATCAGTTGTTGCTACAGATACTGATGATGAGGCTAGGTGTAGAATTTGATTCCCATCATATCCATCATAATATCCTTTACTACCCGCGTATAAATTAAAAGTGTCATTACTACCACTAGTTCTATCAAGCTGTACAGCCCACCAATCTCCATTAAAAAATGATTGATAAATACTAGCTGATATTGTTAAATTATTTGGGTTAGGATAAAATACTAATCTAGCATAAGCGTATGATGAAGAATAGGTTGATCCACTATATGAAGAACTAGTATATCCTGACCCTGTGTATTCTAAAGTTAATAAAGATGCAGAATAGGGAGCGTTTGTAGAATCAATTATATATATTAAACTTTGTGAGTTATGACTAGATATATATTCATCAGGTTTAAATCTAAACTGGATGGATGGTAGTTTTACATATGGGACAGTTGTATCCCAATCTGGGTTGAGGGCAAAAGCAGTGAGTAAATAATCTATAGATCCAGTAAAGTGTAAAGCGTAATTATATTGTTGGTTAAAATAGTCATAAGTAGAAGTATCTTTATCTCTACCTCCAAACTCACTAATTCTTAAGATAGTATCAGGAATACCAAAACAATTTATTAATGCTCTTAAACCAGGTATAGTACCTTTAGTTTTAGCTAAATATGGTAAATTATGATATAAACGTTTATATGTTTCTTTATTTATATCATCTAAAGGCATTACTGAGGCATCATAAGATGCTGTAATGTAATTATTTATATATTCTTGTCCTGAACCTGCTGTTACTGGGGTTGATCCTGTAGTTTCAGGGTTTATAGCTCCATATCCTAAGAATGCTGAGTATAGGTCATTGGTTGAGAAATTATTTTGGTATAATTTGACTCCAAATGATTTAAGAGCATTAGCTACTAAATCTTTAGAAATACCAGAATCTAATCTATTATCAGTGTTATATCTATTAGTTACATCCTTATAATAAATCCAAATATTATCATAAGATTGAGCAACCATTTCTACAAATAATTTATATGGATCGTTTTGTGGATCTTCTTGAATAAAGTTAGGAATTGTATTATATAAATAATCTAAATTAGATTGATCATATATAGAAGCACTTCCTAATATTCCTGTTAAATTATCAGCATCTCCTAACCAAGATCTTACTTCTGGAGCTCCAGCTGGGTATAAGGTGTAAGGAACTGTAGATCCAGATTTAGGATAAGAATAAGATCCAGTGTCATAATATAAAAAATATTCATATCCATCAAAATTTTCAATTATATTATTGATTTTATTTGTTAAAATAGATATGTTACTAGATGTAACTAATGATGTTATTCCATTAAGAACATTAATTTCTTGTTGATACTGGTCTATTAATTGTTTTTTATAATAGAAATTATTAATTCTAGTTACAGCAGATGAAAAATGTATAAAGTTTGAAAAATCAGTATAATCAATTCCAATTTCAATACCAGATGATGATATTAAATTATTTAATTGAGAATAGGAAGTTGATAATAATGAACTAGTAATTAATGACTCATATGTTACATATCCTGTTGAATTATTAGTTTGGTCTTTAATATCTAAGTTAAAGTTAGGACTACTTAAAGGAAATGTTGTTATTGTTGGAACAATAACTTCTGGTGTAAAAGTTATATTAAATGTTAATTCATTTGCTACTTGAGTGACAATCCATAATGTATCTTTAACATTAATATTTAAAGGTAAAGCTTCATATAAATTAATTAAAACATCAAATGTTTCATTATTAACTGCTATATTGTTAGCAATAACTAAATTATTTTCACTAAAATTTAAATAAAAATCTTGGAAATAATTAGGGTTGGAATTTAATTGGGTTTTAAAATTATTAACATCTGCTACAGTGGTAACTTGATCTGTAGTGTATCCTAATATTACTTCTGTTCTATCAGCTGATATTTCTTTAATATAAAATGATCTATTATTGAAAGAGGTACTTAGTTCATTTTTTAAAAAATTATAATAAACATTATATTCACCACTAGTAAATCCATAATTAGCTATGTCATTTTCAGGGCTAATTATAATATCTCCAATATCATTTGATGTAACTCCACTTTTAGGAAAAGAATATCTATTGTAATTATAATCTGTTGTAGTATATGACTCATCTAAAGTTTGTATAGTATACTCTATATAATTTTGAGAAGGATCAAAAATAGATTGTGTTATAGATGGATTTAATAATACTTCATCTGAAGGATTGTATGATGTTGGAGAAAATACTTGAGTAACAATTGTAGCCATCTTATATAGTTGTTGATCCTGAGATTTGTAAATTTAATATTGTTTGGTTAGCTGCTAATAATTCTTGTTGTAGAGAGGTTATTTCATCTAATAATACTTGGATATCTTCATTTGTATTATCAAAATTAATATATTCTCCACTACGTTTTACAATATATGTATGTGAATTTATATCACCAGTTACTGGAATATCGTAAAATAACTTATCATAGAATGTAAAAAATTGCTCCACAGTTATAGCATCTTCTATAGGTGGTGGAGGAGTATTTTGTGTAAATGTAGTATCAATTACATTTTCATATATACTTCTAGGATATAATGTTTTATTTAATTGATAATTAGCCATTTATTATTTTAAAATTATAATCATTATCAAATATTAAAGTACTACCATTAATAGTAGTTTTAATTAAAATTGAATAATATCTTTCAGGTTGTAAACCACTCATATATAAATCAAAATAATTACTTTGGTTATCAGCACTTAATTGAGTAAATTGATCATCAAAGTTAATAACATACTCATTAGTATCCAAGTCTTTTATAGCATAATATGAAGAAGTAGGTAAATAATAATTTGTAGTATAATATGAAGCTGTTTGAAATGTTCTAGCTGGGTATTCAGGTCTAGCATTCACTCTAAATCTATTTACACTTTCAGGATAAAATATACCTGGGTTTTCAGCTATATCTACAAACGCTGGTAGAATATTTAATGTAGTTAGTCCTGATGAACCTGTATTAAAAATGTAATCTCTCCATTTAATATCTAAACTTGGAGGATATATAGTATGAGTATCTCTTGAAAAATATCTTAAGGTAATATTGTAATTAGGATCATCAATAAATTCTGTTCTTTGTTTAACAATGATTCCATTATTTTCAATTAAACTACTAGTCCATGCTTTAATTATATTAGTAACATTAATATTAATATCGAAATCATCGAAGTAACTAAATGTTTGGGATGCTGTCACTGTAGGTACTATACTTGGATTAAGTGATCCAGTATACCAAGTACATCCACCAGCGGTAGCGCCATAAGAAGCTGTTACATAGGGAGAAAAACCAGATGTGGTCCAGGCATTACTACCTGATACTCCTCTATAAACCCAACTCACACCATTTGTATATTCAGGAGAATAAGCAAATTTTCCTGTTCCCATAACCCATGAGCCAGATATTGGGTAAAAATCTAAAGTAGTATCTATATTTAAACCATCTCCATAAGCTAAATAATTAGATAAAGAAGCACTCCACGATGAACCACTAACTTTGTTAGTTAATACATCTACTATTTCTGTAGATGAGAATTGTATTAGATATCTACTTACCTGTGGGTTACCACTAGTTTGAGCATCTTCAATACTTACATCTAATATTTCATCTAAACCTGTATTTTTAGCAGGATATCTAGAATATATAGTAGCATCTTTGGTAGGGAATAATTTATATATAGCCATATGTTAATAAATATGAAAATTAAAAAGATACAACTTTACCTTTAATATCTTTATTAGGGTATTTTACTTCAAATATCATAAGATCTAAACTTGGATATATAATATTATTCTGGATAGCTCCAGGTATATCATATGAAAAAGCTGAGTATCCTAAAGATATTCCTGAATTGTTAGTTATGTTAACTGTTTTGACAGTTTGAACTCCTTCAATTTTATCTAAAAGAATAAATAAATCTTTTAAAATTATAGGTTCATTGATTTGCCATTTATCAATATTAAAATAATCTTGTAAGGCTGTTATACAGTTAGTTAATACTAAATTATTATTATATTGAGGTAAAACAATTATTTCAAAATCTACACCTATATTAATGATAAAGGCGTCTTTAATTTTAATTGAGTCGTTTATTACTCTATATTGTGAAATATAAGTTGATAAATTTTGTTTTAATGATGGAGAAGAAGTTATTAATTTTTTATCAGCATTATAAGCTAAAATAAACATATTAAGAACTGATGGTGTTTCACCAGGTAGTAAACTTGATATTTTTTCTGACTCAACATATACTTTAGCTCAAGAAACTATCTATGATACTATTAAAAATACTAATGTAAATAATCCTACACTCTCATCAGATGGTGGTAATACTCCATATTTACTTCAACTTAAAAAAGTTCAACGACGTTTTGTAACTCGTTTCACAAATGAAACAACATTACAAATCCAATTTGGAGCAGGTACTAATACTTCAAATACTGATGAAGAAATTATTCCTAATCCTGATAATGTTGGCTTAGGATTACCTTATAAGCAATCAAAATTAAATACAGCATTTTCACCTGCTAACTTTTTATATACTGATACTTATGGTATCTCTCCTAATAATACTACATTAACTGTTAGATACTTAGTTGGGGGCGGATTACAAGCTAATATAGCAGCTGGAACATTATCAGTCATTCCTAATAAAAATACAGATTTTGTTTTTAATAATACTGGTTTAGATGCTGTCACAGCTCAATATGTTTTTAATAATATAGTAACAAATAATCCATCAGCAGCTAGTGGAGGAGGCCCAGGAGATTCAGATGAAGACATTCGTCTAAAATCATTATATACAGTAGGAAAATATGTTTTGGCATAATCCACTAATGATGTTTTGAATTGATTAAAATCCTTATTTATATAATTTATATTTTTCTTCTCGTCAGCCATGTTATAATGTTATATTAATTTCAGTAACAGGATTATTATAAACGCTATAATATATTGCTATATTAATTACGTTTGTATCATAATTTGGTGTTATTTCTATTTTATAAAAATTTACACTTGGGAAATTCATTTTCAAATCATCCTGTAATGTGATTTGAAGATTTTGTAATAAATTTGGGGTTATGTTTTCAAATACTGATGCTCTAATGTTACTACCAAAAGTAGGATTGAATACTCTTTCTCCTCTATCAGTTAAAATATAATTAATAATATTAGATTTAATTTGATCTTGAGTAGTGTAAGTTTGAGTAAATACTTGAGGGGCATTAAAAGGTAAAGATACCCCAATAGCTACTCTTGAGCCAACATCAATAGGATTTTTATTTGGTATTCTATAAGCCATTATTTACCCATTATCCCCATTATTTGATCTAAACTTACTTCACCACCAGGTAAACTTGATCCTTCACCTGCTGTATTTACAGGAGGAGGAGTATAAGTAGGTTGAGCATGTGATGAATTAGCAGTTATAACGGTATCAAATTCACCTCCAATCATACTTCTTAAATTGCGTCTAAGATCATGATTTACTGTTGATGTAGTTGATGTAGTTGGACCAGTAGCCATTATTGGTTGGCTAAAAAATGGAGTGCCAGTATATGATTCCTGTACTACTGTTTTAGGTGATTTTACTGCTTCAAGTAGAATGTCTTTTAATTCTTCTTGAATTGCTTCACGTACTGCTTCTTTGATTAATTTTTTTAAACCGTCGATTTTCATATGATTATAAATATTTGATTATTCAGCTGTTATATTAGGATTTGAATCTATTATGAATTTTAATTGATCTATTAATACTGTTGGATCTGAAGCAAATGAGGGTTCTGTTTTTAAGACAGGAACACCTTGTTTATTTGATGCTTGGGCAAAACGTTGAATAAAGTTGCTTGTATTTTTTTCGTTTATTTTTACTTCAAGAGTAAATCCTTTATAAGTATTATTTTCACTTTGGGTTGCTGTTACAGTAGCATTTGATAAAGCATTAATTTCATTATTTAATTGTTCTAAATCCATGTTTTGATCTACAGCACATTGTGCTAATAAAGTATCTAATTGATTTAATATTTGAATTATTGTTCCTAATAATACTCCTATAGTAGCAGATGTTATAGTTAATATAGACACCATTATGCCTGCTTTATTTAAAGCCTGAATTAGTTTATCTTTAGCGGTGCCTGTAATTTCTATAACACCAGATGTTAATGGAGGTAAACCTGCTGGTGGAACCCCAGTAGCAGGATATGGGATTAAGTATATTAATTGTATACCTATTGTTAAAGCATTTATTATGGTATTAGTTATTCCTAATGTTTTAGTTAAAATTGTTATAGATGAGTATAAATTATTTAATTGTTTAACTAAACTATTTCGTTTTTTAATTAATTCTTGTATCTTAGCAGAACTAGGACAATCAAAAGATTGAGGTGTTTTTTTATTAATTATATCTTGGGCTGCAGTTGTTCCAAATTCTAATATTAATGATATAACAAATGGAATTAAAGTAACTTTAATAGTTTCTTTTTTATTATTAAATAAATTAGCTAATTTTACCTCAGTGGGTAGATTTGATTGCTGTTTAGCTATTTCATTTTCTTGTTTAGATAAATCTTGATTAACTTGAAATGTTAATTGTTGGGTAGGATTAGGAATAGGTGTTAATGTTATTCTTGGGACCTCATATATTTGCTCATTTTTAGTTTCAGATGTTTGATATACTGATGTGACTGATTTGATTGTGTATTTCTCTAAAGAATAATTTAACTGTATGTCTTTTATATCTGTAGCTGGGAATTTAAATGAGTATTCACCATCTTTGTTAGTTCTATCATTTTTAGAGTTTCCAGGAGATACAATTATAGTTATAGCTACTTTACGTAATGGTTCTCCATTTGGGTCTACAACTTTACCTTTTATTATAGCATATTGTTCTATTTCACTCATTTGGATACTTTTACTTTATTTGATAATAATGTTTTACCATTAACTACTGCTTGTAATCTTTGGCTTAAAGCGAATGAAGGTGGTGCACCTACACTTACTAGTGAAATTATGGGGACTCCTAAACTATCTTGAGCTCCAGCACATGCACTACCTAGTGAATTTAGATATTGTGCTATTTCTCCTAATAATAAATTTAAATCATCTCCTAATACTACTGATTGTAAATCTTTTTCTTCTTCACCTTGAGATGAACCTAAATATACTTTTGGAGCTGTTAAAGCTATGTATCCACTAGTATCAAAATTTATAGATCGGTTGGCTGTTAAATGTATTGTACTATTTGCTCCTAAAATTATAGCATCATTCTTAGCATTAAATGTTAAACGTCCTGAGTTTAAAACTATTTGATTTTTAGAGTATTCTCTAGGATCTTCAGGTGCTTTAGATTTAGCATAGGAATCTGTTAAATTACTACTAGGTGTAATAGGTATTTTTTGAGTTGTTGTTAACCAAATATCAGATGCATCTCTATTAATATCTTCAGTTTCGGGAACCCAAGAATCACTAGCATAACTTGTTTGTCCATTTCTAATAATAGTAATGGGGTCTCCATTTGTTCCTACGCTTGACCAATCATTCTTTATAACAGCATTTTTAACTGTAGAACCAAATCTAATAGAATTGCCCCATCTACCTTCATATATAACATCTCCTTCATATGGTAGTAATGGATGATTATTTATCCCTGTTTGTTCATCAAAAGTAGAACCTAAATTTATTTCAGTACTATTATCTTCAGGGCGTCTAACTTGTCCAGCAAATGATGAAGCATAATCACCAATTTGATTAGAGTCATTAGCAGTATTATCTTCTTCAGGTAACGCATTATGGAATTGACTATTCCAAATATTTAATGGTGGAAAATAATACCAACCATTATTAGTGGGTCTTCCTGTTAAAATATCATTTGTTGGTAATTGTACAATATAAACAATCTCATTTATTAATGGATAATGTTTTATATTAGGAAATAATGGTAAAGCATATGTTGATGGATTATATTCTGTTACTCCATCTTTATCTAATTTTTTACTTATTGGAGACCAAAATATAGTTCCTATTCCATTCCATTCTCCAAATTGTCTAAATATCTCTTGATCAGAATCATCTAATATAATTTTCTTAACTCGAGCTACATTTATTAAAGGAACACTAGTTGAAGAATTTAAAGAACTATAGTTAGATACTGAGGAGTAGGTCTCGTTAATACCTTGGGCTCCAAATTTAAAATCAGGCATTTATTCTCCTCCTTTAAATTTATCTAATTCAGCTAATAATTGTGCTTTTTCTTCTTCAGAAATACCAAAACCACCATCACTATTTGATGAAGCATTATTAACCATACGTTGAATAATAGTAGCCATCTTAATTAATTGTTCATCATTTTTAACACTTATCTCTAAGTATTCTTTAATTAATGGTACAATTAAAGTAGCATCACCTATTTCTTGAACAAGAGGTTTTAACTCTGCTATTAAAGCAGATATTTGTTTATCTTTTTTCTTTTGGTTAGTATATATTTCTTCTAAAATATCAGAGAATTTTTTACCACCAAATACTACATTATCTAAACCTTCCATAATATTTATTTTTTATAAATATGGACATTAGAAATTTGTATGTCCATTTTCTAAATAGTAGAAATAATGTTGTTTAAATATATCATATAATCTATCGGCTATCTTAGTGATTTTAGGGGTTTTAGCGTCAATAATTTCACGGATGTATATATACAGTGCCTTTTTATTAAAGACGTCTATACTCTCACGCTTACGGAACAACTCTAAAATAGCATCTGCAATTTGAGCATCTGTTTTTTTAGGGAATAATTCATTAATATTATCTGTACAATACTCTACATATTGGTCAATAAAGCTAATTAATTTATCACTTTCAGAATCTTCATCTATTCTATATGAGAAATTTTCATTTGATTCTATTTCACTAACAGGTGCTTTCTCAACTCGTTTCTTATAATTCTTATTATTACTATTAATTAAATAACGTTTAGCTATTGTTCCAAAATAAGAATATGCTTTAGCACCTTTTTCTGGATTAAATAAATGTAATTTAGTAAGTAAAAATGTAATTACTTCATGTTGTAAGTCTTCAATATTATCTACTTCTGTATAATAAAATTTAAAAGTATGGATAATATTTTCTGTTAATTTAAAAAAAGCATAATGTATACGAGTTCTATATAAAATATCCCGTTCTGTTTGATCTGTAAGGCCATTATATAATACAATGGCGTCCTCAGTATCTTGAGTAAAATATTGAGTATTCTTTTTTTCTTTCACCTCGGTCATAAGTTCTTAACTTTAAATTGATTTAGTGTTTCTTGTATCTGTTTAATTTCCTCAAAGAAAAAACCTACTTCATCATCTGATTCAAATGAACCTTTACGATCTACTTCTTTTAATTTTTTACTTGAAAACTCAATGATATCTGAGAGTTTATTTAAATATGATAAGTAAGATGCTAAAATTGTAGCTTGGTTATTTATAGCATCTTCTTGTTTTTCAAGTTTTCTAAGAAGATTAAAGGTCGTGTATCCTAAGATCACGACCATTAAACCTAATATTACTGTTAATATTATCATAAATTATCTAATAAATTCATTAAGCCTTCACTTTTAACTGAGCCTAATGCTTTAGTTTTAATTGCTGGTTTCTTTTCAGTTACCTTAAAATTATCTACTTTTTTCTTAACTTCACCTTTTAATTTAGGATTCCATTCCTGTTCAAACTCAATACGAGCAGCCATTAAATCAGCCTGATGAATGATATAAATAAGTGAAGTACGTGGTTTAGTTTCTGGTGACCAACTCATTAAATAAGGCTTATTAGCATCATCATATAAACCATCATGTAATTTAATTGCTAACCATTCATTTTTAGAAACTGAGATACCATGTGAAAGTAGTAAATGTAAACTACGATCTGGTACTGACATAAATTCTAAACGATCGTTAAATTTATAATCTTCACCTAGTTTATCTCGTCTCCATTGATCATCCTGAGGGATATATGCTTCATTTTGCTCATCACCCATTTTACCTAAGTCATGATTTAAGGCTGCAAATACTAATTCTTCAGTAGTGTAAGTAGTTGTATCTACCCCCATTTCTACCCAAACGTTATTTACTTTAAGAGCACAATCGATAACACGAAGAACATGATCGACGTAGCCACCTGGGAAAGCATTATGGTATTCCTTCTTATGAGCAGCAGGCATTAACATAATACGTTCTGAGTATTTAGAATAAAAATCTAATAACTGTGAACGACGTGGTTCACTAATATATGATTTAATAGTTTCCTCTAAATCTATCCAGTTCTGTTGGATTTGTTCTGCTGTTAATTTCATATTAGTTATATGCTTCAGGTTCTACTTCAACAAATCCTCTTGTTTGGTCTACTACTTCTCTCAGTACATCTAAAAGTTTAGTATATTCTTCAATTGGTTGCTGTTGTTTAACAATGAAGTTA